TATAATCTAAAGTAACACCACCACGCTTACCCTGAAAATAATCAGTCAATATGATGCTATCGTAATCCTCAGAATAACGTAAGCCTTCATCGCTATTTAAATTTGCTGTTGCTGACATTGTTTTGAATTAATTGTTAAATCGAATTTGCCAAATCTTTAACCTCATCGGCACTTTTGGTTTTTACTGCACCTTTCTTCTGGCTGTCATCCTGAGACGCTGTAGGGTTATCAGCACCGTCGAATCCTGAAAGCTTATGTTTCTCCATAAATGGTTTAACTTCCGCTAATAGTGCTTCAACGTTTTCCTCGTAATCTTCTGCTGATGTTGGTGTAAATCCTTTACGCATAAATGCAGGGATATTTTTTACACGTTCATCATTAGCAAATTTACTGGTAATGCTTTCCTTTTGTTTCTCCGCTTCTAATGATCCAACTTTAGCCGTTAAATCGGTTATAGCTTTAAGCATTAGTTTCATTGGATCTGTTTCAGGATTGATTTCCTCTTTTTTTACTTCCTCTTTGATCTCCGGTTTAATTTTAGCTTGTAACGATCTGACAGTATCATCAGCTTTCGCAATTTCCTCAAAGGTCATTGGTCCATTATCGTTGTAGTCTTTAATTATTTCGTCTATCTCTAAATCAGACGCCTCATCTGCTGGTTTCTTGCACAGTCTATCTGCTATTGTAGATATCCTACTAGTCGATAAGTTCGCGTTAGGATATAAAGCCTTAACTCGTCCCTTCAACTTTTCTGCTGGTATAGCCATTGTTTAAAAGTTTTTATGTTTAAGTATAAAGGTATTTATTTTGTGACAATGTAGTGTAATCGTTACAATTGAAATAAAATACACTATTGTATTTACCAATCCCTTATATTATCTTTGATTTGTCGACATAAACCAATCGATTTAATGTTATGAATATTTCAGAATTCAACAAAAAGACTCACGAAAGCAGAAAAGCATATTACAACAAGCCACGTATTTTTTGTAACGATGGTTTTAACTTCTCGGTTCAAGGAAGTAGAACTCATTACTGCTCACCACGTGAAGATTGTAATGACTATTATTCAATGGAGATAGGCTATCCGTCTGCGATAGAAAAATCCATACTTGAATTTGCAGAAGATAAAGATACCCCCATGGATAGTGTATATGGATATGTTCCTGTTGATCTAATTGATGATATTATAATTAAGCACGGAGGTATAAACGAAACATTTACTTTTCAGGGAAATGACTAAACAACAAGCCATACAAGAGATTGAGAAGTATGTTAAGCCATATTTAAGCATAGACATGCACCAAGCTACGTTTAGCCAAACCATGCGAGCTATTAAAGCTGGAACATGTAAGCCTAAAACAGAGATAGCATTCTTTAGCAGGTTTTCAATCTACATTAGTAAAGAGGCTGAGTATTCCTTTGAACAATTCCCTAATGGAATTAAATTAAAATAAGATGACAATAGATGAAATGAAAGAACTTGCTAGACAAGGCGTAAAAATGACACATCGATATTTCTCTGATAATGAATGGCTAATCATGAGGGGTAACGTTATAATTTTTGAAGACAACGTAACTATATTTATTAACGATTGGATTAGTGATAAAGACTGGGTTAATGATGGGTGGAGTAAATATGAAGCCTTAAACAAATAACCATGCATAGCTGGACCAAACTACCCGACACTAAAGAGCCTCACGTAGGTAACGTGTCTCATTTCATCTGCAAACAATGTGGATGTAGAAAAGAAGTATCAAAATACAGCCTTGTTTACATGAGATCAGGAATATCGTATAGTAATTATACTCCTGAGTGTGTAGACATGGGTAGACGTAGTAGTGAACCATTAGATTAAGAAATATGAAAGATTTAATAAGAGTTAGTCTATTTGATAAGAAAATACCAATTTACCCAATAGATTATATGCCTGATAGGATGTCTGAAATTGAACATCGTAGGTTATGGATAGGCCCGTTTAATTGTGTTATATTTTTAAAAGGCACAAATAGAGATCCTTTTTATCCTTGTAAAATAGATATTGTTCAGGTTTGTATATCTTTTGTTAATATTAATGAAAGGATAGAATTTCAGATTCCATTTGAAAGGTTTATTAGATATGAAAATGATAGATACCTAGACAAATTAATCGTAAATACAATATTTCAAGAGTTACACAAAGAAGCAATAAGAAAACTTAAACTAACATAATGGCATCACGTAAACACAGTAAATCGGTACAACCGGAAAGCAAAAAGAGAAAGGACAAGCATGAGAAGTTTGATCCTAACAAACACGTAGCATTAAACAGCGATGTATCCCACAAAACAGGTATATACGTTAAAGAGGAAAGGATGACGGTATACTTTCGTCCTGGAGTTGATATAGATGCTGCATTAGCAAAGTTTAAGAATAGACATAGAAGTATAAATCAAACACGATAATTATGAAAAGAAATGATGTTAAAATAGGTTCTTATGTTGTAATGACAGCGACTTATTGCGGAACACTTAAAAAAGGTGATGTATTTAAAGTTTTAAAACCACAAGTTAAAACAGACTTATCAGATGACGCTTGCTTTGTTGTAGATCATATGGGTAAAAAAAGCTATTTAGCTCCATACTGTAGTAACTTTGAGCCTCAATCAATAGTTACTAATAGTGAAAATGAACAAACAATAGAATCTTTAAAACATACCGTGACTAATCTTAAGGATGAAAACGATCAATTAAGGTTCTCAAATAATGAATTTATGAATGATATTAGAATCCAAAAGATCATAATCGATAAGAAGTCTAGCAGGATTGAAACGCTAAACCTTAAAGATGAGATTTGGACCAAAATGTATAACGATCTAATGGCTAGACACGAAGCGTTAAAAGCTAAGTGGTGGTATAAACTGTTTACTAAACTGGAATCATGGATAAAAGAAAACTAAAATTAGTTGTCGGTCATAATTTCGATATATCAACTAGTGATATTAAGCTTAATGGCGATGATATTAAAACTAAATACGGTCTAGAAACAATATCAATAGGTGATTTAGATAGCATTCCTAATATTGAACCTTTAATATTTGGAGATATTCATACAGGCATTAACTTAGTTGAGGAACAAGTATTTAATTTTGGTGTAATCGAACCAGATCCTGAAATGGTTAAAATGCTATTCGGTAAGTACTGTGAACCAAATATAGAAGCTACTGTTAAGTTCAATAATGATAAGCCTGATCAATCTTATAAGCTCATAAAGCATAGAGAAAAGATGATAAGAAAGATCATTAGGGATAAAAGATTTGCTAGGCCAGTCACCTATTATAAATTAGTTCACGACTTTAAATTTAAAATAAAATAGAATATGAAAACACTTTATGTATTACTTAGTATTAAGATTATAATAGTTTTAGTCCTTTGCGTTGGATGGGTTAAATGCCTAATAAGGTTTACTGATTGCGACTTTAACTATAAAACCACCTATAAAGCTGAGATATTATACGGTATAGGTACATTTACAGTTATAGGCGGCGGTATATTAGGGTACTGTGATTTCGGTAAATAACTAAACCACAACATCAACAGGAGGCGTAACAACCTCCGTTTTTGTTTCTTCCTCTATCTTTTTAAGCGTATCTCCTGCGTTATCTACCAATCCTGCAATACCTATACTGGTTTCATGGTCTACTACAGCTTTTCCGCCATTTGCAAGCGTAGCTAAAGTAACGCGCTCTAAATCATCTTGCATGCTATACTTGCTAAATATCACATCCACGCGTAAATCTCTGTCTTTATCAATTAATTCCTGCCATTGAGACACTAACCAATTGACCATACGCTGCACACCTTTACCCCATGAGCCTTGTTGTCTGTCTGTAGCCTCCATATAGCAATCTATAAGGTATCTTTCTAACGCAGCGCCCGATACGGCCCCTAATCCTTTTAATGTCTCCAAATCAAGTAAAACAGCACGATTAAGCGAGAATATATACTTCTGTAGCATATTGAACTGTAAAGCTCTTGCTTCTGTAGCGTTATCAGGGGTTAAATATTTCAAGTCTCCTGCCGGATCTGCTGTCTCGATAAATTTACCAGCTACTCCTTTGGCTGGTAAATCCATTGCAGCGCCTTTAGCGAATAGGATAGGATCAGCAGTATAACCCATTTGAGTAAGGTAGTCGCTAAATCCTGATTCTAATTCATGTATGATTGCGCTTGTATCCTCACATTCTCCTTCCTCCTGTTCAAATAATACGATTGGCAGCTTAGTATAAGGCGTTTTGATGATCTGATGAGCAGTCCCCGTTTCAATTGGGATTTCGTTTTCGCCAGGCTCATAAGTAGGAATCATTTTAGGCTTCCTATTCTCATACTTCCAGATCTCGCAAAGCTTAGTGATAGGATTCATGGTGTAAAAATCATACATGACCTTTTTACCCCTCTTATACTCCCTGCTTACTGCAATTAGGTCGTCTGTATCATCATCAAAGAAACCGATTATAGTATCACCCTTTAAAGGAGAAACGATCTTATATCTAAATTTAAACTGATCAAATGATTCTTTGGCTTTCTCACCATAGAATATAACAGCGCATTGCGTTTCGCTCATTTGCCTTACTGCAATCTCTTTTAAGTCGAAATCTGTTTTATTCTCCGACCAATTGCGCTTCACCTGATCAAACACCTTGCTGTTTTCGATCGTAGGCTTTAATATAACGCCATTACCGCGAGCAAATGAACCTTTCTGACCAATGATATACTTTTGAATCATTAATGGCGCACGCGTAACCTTTGCGTGATCCTGAACCATTAAAGGTTTTTGTGTTAGCGGGTCCTTTTCAGTGGCACTAGGGACCATAATAGGTTTATCCGGCCTATTGTTTGGATTAGCAACATCATGCAATGCAGGTATGTATTGTTTAATAGCCTCTTTACTGGCTACTTCTCTACTGACTTTAACGGCACACTTATATAGTTCTTCTCCGTCTCCATCAGCCATAAGGCGATACAATTGGCTTATAATCATTGCATGGTATTTATTTCAATAAAGGTATGCTTTATGTATAATAAAATCAAATTACACAAAAAACCCCTGCACAAATCAATGAACAGGGGTAAACTAATATATGGAAGTTGCTAAAAGCCTTTTTTTGATGGTTTGTTTTGTTCGTTATTAACGAGCCTGACTAGTTCTTTTATTCTTTTCTCTTGCTTGCTACTAAAAGCTGGCATCTTATCGTATTCTGCTATAACCCAATCAATAGGATCTACTATAACCTTATTAAAATTAATGCCCCCTGAATATATCTTCTCAAATGATTTCCAGAAATGATCACAAACCTCACAAGTAACTTTACTTTCTTTACCGAAATTAAACTGAACGTAACCACATCCGGCATCATCAACCGTATATACTTGTCCTATACTGAAAAACAAAGTGTGATCTGTAGCTATTCTCCTAACCTTGTCTCCTTTAGCTAGTGTTTCAATCAGCTTAAAGTATTTAGGGTTAGACAAAGCATTTATGTTATCCTCAGTCACATCGTATTTACTGCATTGATTATGTTGAATAACTATTCCATCAGACATACAAACTGGTATGGATTGAATGCATTCTACTTTGTCGCCTATTCTTACTTTCTTGTCTCTCATTACAATCCGGTATTAACGTTTACACCATACTTTTTAAACTTTGAACTAAACCGATTACCAAAACCGCCTAAAAAGCATTTGCCTTTAGCCGTGATAGAAGATTTAATCTGCTCATAAGTCAAATGAATGAACGACCCTGGTTGAGCATACTTGAATGGAATTTCTTTTGCTTTCATATATTTTAATTAAGTTGTTTCTTTTCTGTAAATACCTTTAGACACTTCTTTCCAAACAGGAACTAGATCGACTTGACAATGCTCATTGCAGTTCTTACATACATAGTGTACTGGTCTTTTAAGGATTAAATCCTCAACGGTTTGCATATCTCTGTATGCTTTATAATTGCAGCATTTGCTTATTGCATAGTATTGGTCTTGAACATTCATTATAATAGTTTTAAGTTGTTTCAAAATAACCAGATGATATTCCTATAGCTCATCACATACAGGTGTCATCATCTGGTAATGGTACTAATGCCTTGCTTATTCGTAATAAATGCTCGTAGTAAAATAGCCTTTTATTTAAACATTCATTCGCTTTATCGTCAAGGTCTTTGCCTTTATAGTTTATCTACTACCTCTTTAATCTTATTGGAAATGTATTCGACATCTTTAACTCCATTATTCACGAAGTTAGCGTACAATCTGCTTAAAGCGTCAATAGCTCTAATAATTTCATCTTTTGTTAATTCTACTGGATTTTCCATTTGAGTTGGGTTTAGGAAAGTTAATATTCAATTAATTGTGGAGCGTCCACTTTCGATGTTATACGCTAGACTTTACTACGTCACGCCCCATTTGATAGTCTTTCCTATCAGCCATACCCTCCGCTCTTTGCTATTCTGGTGTGCCTCGGATAAATGATTAACACCAGTTTATAAGAACCTGTCTTTCCAGCTGTCAAGTGCTTACGGTTCACCAAACGGAAGTTTACTATTGAAACTTCTAAAAGTCATTACGTTCCTTTACAGTATACGTATAACTTGATGATCTTTAATAACTTAGGTGTATATGACTAGTCTATTGATCAGATAGATTTCAAACATCACTAAATCATACAATACGCGTTCTTCTTTCTCCCTATCATGAATAGATCGATAACCATTTTCGGGTATTACATAATCCTACACCAAGATCTTTAATTCCATTTTACCACACCAATGCTGATTTACACCAATATACCTAGCGTTCTGGTTGCTTTTATCTTTAATGCTTTATTTCAATGAACTTTCAATATTCAAATATACAACTTGTATTGATTAATTTTTATATCATTTTCGTTACAATTCGCTTATCACCTCATTATATTCCTTAAGCAATGATACCATTCGTTTTCTTGCATATTTTGGCTTGCATATCATAATTAATCTATTAATAGGATATTTCCAATCAAACGTATTATATGATGATATAACACGCATGTAAAAGTTTAGAATATCTAATTTAACTTTCGTGTTAGCTGCCCCTACCATCTTAACGAATGCTTCGCCTGCTTATTAAACACAATATGTTTTTGCAACATGTTCGTTACCTATTTCACTTGATTATGAAAAGGAATGCCATCAATAACCCAAACCATCAAGTCTTTAAAGTATTCAATCGTATCAGACTCATAACCATCATGAGATGTAAGTCTACCCACTAGACAACCAACGCCAGCAGTAGCGAACGAATCAACAAGGATTTTCCTTTCTTCAACAGGCACTAAGCTACTTTCGCTATTAACTATCCTTTCAACAAGCCTAGTCATTGCCTCTAATTCTGTGAACTCAATAAATTTTCCCATGTTTATGTTTTTTATAAATTTACTATTAATCTAATTATATTTTAATATCATTGTTGTTACCTTCTAGCGTTCATTGCAGCACCCAATGTGCCTCCCATTTTATTTAATCTGCTATCCATACCGAAATACTCAACCATACCTGTTAAAGCGTCTTCGGGGTCATCAGACCCATTCTTACCAGACTTAAGATAGTTCTTAATGTGCCTATATAATAAAGGCCAATTTTTATCCCAATCGGCAGGCATATAGATTAAGTTGGTTACTTTGGCTGAGTTGCTAAATATCCTTACCTCTTTGTTGTCTGATTGATGAAATGTTTCAAACGTAGTAGTTAGGTTTACTAATTCACGTGTCATTTTTTCTACCGCCCTAGCAAATCCCTCACCTCCGTTATTGCTTTCAAATCTGGCTTTCTCTACTTTCCATTTGGCTAATTGTTGTGCCGACATTGGTTCCGTGTCTTTCATCGGTAAATTGGTATATATGCAGTCTAATACATACATAGCATCAGGCATTTCAAGGTATATCCATTGCATTAAGAAATCACGCCCCTTATCTGCTGTATCGGTATAGCTTTTAATCATCCCTAATTTTAATGGCGGGTGTTCTCTATATGTCCTGAATGGCTGATACATTAAGCCTTCTTTAGGCTGCGGGTCCTGCTGGTATTGAGTATCGAACACTTGACTATCAGCCTCACGCATTGTTTTAAGCTCAATCAATGTATGTTTGAATGGCCATAATGCCCTCTCTGTTGGTAATCCGAAATCAATAATGGAGGGTAAACTAATTACATACCAAATCGTAGGGTCCGCTAATGCCTCATCAAGATCGTATGTAAATCCATCTGTTTGCATTAAATATCCACTTATATCTTCTGGATGTGTTCTTTGTCCCATTACAATTTGAGGCGTTCTACGAGAGTTTACACGATTCTTAATAGTAGATTCCCATCGTTGATTAATACGATCTCTCTTAACGTCTGAATTTGCGTCCTCGGGCTTAATTGCGTCGTCAATTATAAGCGCCCCTGCAAATAGATCAGGATTATATTCCGCAAAGCTGTCATCAGGTATTTGCTCTTCTTCTACTTTTCCAGCCCCAAAACCTGTTACTTGTCCTGCTGTTGATGTTGCATATACACCACCGCCAGCAGTAGTGTACCATTTCTTTTTACTGTCTGATCCTGGCTTTATCTTTACTTCTGGAAACAATTGCTTATAAGCTGTTGATTCTACAATATCTTTTACTCCCTCGCTATTATCTAAAGCTAGGTCATCTGAATATGATAAGTGAATAAACTTTGATGCTGGATTGATTGCAAGTCCTGAGCTAATAAGATTCTTTACTGCTAATTCAGTTTTAGAATACCTTGGTGCTACGTTTAGTATAATCTTTACTATCTTGCCTTGTAAAACAAGATTAAGCGCATTACATACAATACTATGATGTGAATTAACAACAAACTTACGATTGTATTGATGGACAAAGAAATACCTTGTGTGGAATAATAGATCGTTATTACATTTAATCTTGCTTACTGCAAGTTCCTGTAATTCGTATTCAGTCATTAGTATTTATCCTCTAATGCTTTGCTGATCTCTTTGGCTACCTCTTTGGATACGGTTACGGCAATTGATCCTGAGTTTTCAATCTCCTGTTTATCTCTCCAATACTTACCTTGTCTATTCTTAAGCCACATGGTGCCTGCTGCGGTATCCGGTGGGTAGTGTTTTATTAGATCAGTTCTTATGATCTCACCTGCAAACATCTTTATGTTTACTTCTGATGCTCGTATCCTTTAGCCCTTTGGTACATCGAATGTGCGATTTCGGCATCAGCTAAATCTTTCCCGCGGAAGAGTGCGTCCGAAAAGTTAGGGTAGTCTAACTTCCATTTGCTTATAGTACTAACTTGTACATTAAATAAATCTGCTATTCTTTTATCATCTGCTCCAAGTAGGCAAAACTTGTAAGCCATATCGTTGTACTCTTCTTTGTACTTAGTCGGGCATCCGTCTTTCTTTCCTGGTGTTATGGTTTTAGGTGCCCTTTTCTTTACTTCTTTCGATGGTTGCTTTGCCATTACTTAACCTTCCTTTCATTCATTAAATGATCAATAAACGATTGGATATTGTTGAGGCATTTAGAATCAAATATAGTTCTATCAGTTGGCATGAATGTATATCGCCTCCAATTGGAGTACCAGCAAATCTTACCTAATAAATCTTTTGAGTTTTTTGGAGTTACATTGAATACTTTGGTCTTACCTGTATCATGTATTTGTGTGATTGAAATAAATTCGTATTCCATTTATTTAAGTCCTTTATGTCCTTACGCATCCTCACAATGAGTTTACAGTTCAAATGTACAAATTATTTAGCAATGTTATAAATATGAATATTATAGTTTAAATTAAATAATAGCGTTAGTACACGAGTACCATAAAAAGCCACGGTTAAATTTTATGGCTGATCTATCACCTTTTTATTAACCATATCCCATCTACGCAAATCAAACCCTATCAATCTTGCTGCCTCAACAGGGAATACATCAAACTTATGTATCAATTCAATATCCTTATTGCATTCTGGACACCAAATATAGCTTTCATATTCTGACCATTCGGTGTTGCGTGATTTACATATATGGCATTCTATATCAAAATAGATAGGTTTTTGGATGAAATGCTCTGTTCTCTTTTTCATTCCGCAAATTAGTTATTTAATCAATTAGTTTGTGTATTAAGTCTGTTACTTATTCCAGTTAAAAACCAGCATACCGCTATCCCTAGCGTGTTCATTAGTTTTCCATTCCCATCCTGTTATTTTAGTGAATGCTATTTGGTCCAGTTTAGTCCTATTATTTTTAGGCGCTACCATTTGAAATGGTATTTTATGGTCAGTTAGAAAGTCTTCCCATATTTTAGCATCCCTTTTTATGGATCCGGCCCCCTGCAATTTCTCTCTACCGCCTGTTATGAATTTACGTAACCTAGCATCCTCAACACGAACTAATTTTATTTGATTCTTATTTGATAGAACGGTATTTAAAGCCTGATGGATCATCATAGAGCCTACAAAGGTAAGTTCTTTATTTGATTGATTCCATATTGATAGGCCCGTAACCACTCCAGTATCGATTCCAATTATTAAGTTTTCCATTATTTAAAATTCTCAAAGTAAAACACAATTTGTTTAGGTTTACATTCAATCAACCCAAATCTTTCAGCAAGCCTGAATGTTGGTCTATCCCTACGTAATACTTGGATTTGATTCTCAATAGCTAATCTAAATGCTTCAATAGGGTTGCCCGACTTGTAGTTATTGCAGCTTCTACATGAGGGCATATAATTATCAATATGGTGTATTTTTTCATGGTGGCCAAAAGTGTACCCTAATCGTTGAGGGATTAAATGATCTACCTGCATATCTTTTATGTACATTTCTACACCGCAGTAAGCACAATGGCCGTTGAATTTGTTGAATACTATTTCTCTATCTTTTTTGTTCATGATTATTTTATTGTCTATTAAAGTTTATTAAAATCGAAATCCCGCTCATTTTGCTGACTTCTAAGCGACTTTTACACTTAGTCACGATAGAATAGTCGTTATTAAAAATAAGATAGCCTGTATAATTAATACTGTTCGTGATCATCATTTAATTCGTGCTTAGCTAACAGTATTTCATATTCCTCTCGTAAATCCTTATGAACAGATATTAATCTGTCGAAATTAGCCTTTAAAGTTAATAATTCGTAACTCATTCTATTTAATGCCAAATCCTTACATCCTGGATTATATTTAATAAAATGTTGTATTATATCTGATTGCTTATCGGTGTCTGCGAAAAATTTAAGCTCTAAATCTTCCTGAATGATCTTAACTCTAATAGAATCTCTTTGGCTGCATAGTTCCATGCTGTCTCCGAATGGATCAAAAA